GGCAAGTGAAAAGGCTTTCTTAAAAAGAAAAGACCTTTTATCTATTCGTAAGATTGCTAGAGACTATACAAGAAAAGAAGCAATAAATTTTTTAGTTGCTAACTTTGTTTCTGGAGATAGATGGGGAGGCATATTTGATACTCAATCTAAAGAAAGATATGAAACATGGAAGGCTAGAAATACTAACTTCGCTTATACTTTTGAACAAGATATCGCAAAGATAGATTATGAGATGGAGAAAGACAATATTGAATCACCATTTTTTGCTGATAACGGTAAGCACCCTTTGGTATTCAGACTCTACTTTGGTCAAATGATTTGCTTAGAAACGCTGGTAATACTTGACAAATTCTATAATTATGTTAATATAGACAATGATGATATCTTCTTACAAGACATTAGTTTGTTAATTAAGAAATATCGTCCATTTACCCAAATTAGCGATAGAATCAGAATCGCTGGTGAAATGCATTATAAATAGTAGTGTCCGCTGATATAGGACAATACACAAACATACAACGCTTATACGGAGAAACAAATATGTCGTTTAATTCACTTTCAGACTTGCGCAAGGCAAGAGGCTCTTTCGATAATCTAATGAAAGAGGTCGAAAAAATTGATTCCCCTAAACAACAAGGCAATAACGATAGCAATGAATGGAAGCTGTCAGTAGATTCTGCTGGCAACGGATATGCAATCATTCGTTTTCTTGCCCCACCTAAAGGTGAAGAACTACCCTGGGTTCGCATCTGGAATCATGGCTTTCAAGGTCCCACAGGCAAGTGGTACATTGAAAATTCTCTCACAACTATGGGTCAGCCTGATCCTGTGTCTGAACTAAACAGCGAGTTGTGGAACAGTGGTGTAGAAGCAAACAAAGATGTTGCAAGGAAGCAGAAGCGGCGTTTGTCTTATTATGCTAACATTCTTGTAATCAAGGATCCTGCTAACCCTCAGAATGAAGGTCAGGTAATGCTTTACAAGTTTGGTAAGAAAATCTTTGATAAGATTAAAGATGTCATGCAACCAGAGTTTGAAGATGAAACTCCAGTAAACCCTTTTGATTTCTGGGAAGGTGTCAACTTCAAATTGAAAGCACGACAAGTTGAGGGTTATCGCAACTACGATAAGTCTGAATTTGAATCTTCACCTTCTGCTGTTGCAGACAGTGATGAAGAGATTGAAGCAATTTGGAGTAAGCAACACTCTCTTGCTGAGATTGTTGATCCTAAGAACTTCAAAACTTATGATGAGTTGAAGGCTAAACTTAATCAGGTACTTACAGGTGGTGCAAAAGTCACTACTGCTGAATCTATTGCCCAACAGACGGGTGATGACGATGTAGAAGATTTGATGGCTGTTAAATCTGCAAGTCCTGTATCTGTTAAGTCTAGCACAGATGATGATGAAGAAGATACATTGAGTTACTTTGCTTCCCTAGCTGAAGAAGATTAATTCTAGCTTGGTGACCTTGGAGGGGCGATTCGCCCCTCTTTTTTTAACTCCTAATCGCAGTAAAAACACATGAAAAAATTATTTGTTATGGCTCTGCTTGCATCTTCAGTAAATGCACAGCAGATTGAAGAAATTGTAGTACTAGGTTCTAACTTAAATAGAATTACAACTGACACACAGTTAGATTTTTCTCTTATCGAAACTATCAGTATTGACCAACCATTTACTCAAGGTGGTATGGGAGGTTTTTCTGGCTTTCGTGAACGAGGAGCACAGACTATTCACACCACAGTATATCGCAACGGTATGCCTGTCAATGATCCTAGCACGGGCTGGTATGACTTCGGACATATCATTCCTACTGGACAAGAACAAGTAACGGTATCACACGGCTCTAACAGCACATTGTATGGCTCAGGGTCTCTCGGTGGGACTGTTTTCATTGAGGATAATATCACCCCAGGGTTCAGTGTACGAGGAGGTACTGACTCAGCACTACTGTCAGCGTCTACGCAAAGATTCAATATTGCATATGCTTATGGTGATAATGGCTCTGTAATGAATACGAACAATGAAAGAGACTTGTATGAAAATTTCACGGCAAGATATAAAGATGATTATGTTTCTGTAGCAATTACAGATTATAGTTATGACTATGATGATTGTTGGGGAACTGATGACTGCCAGCAACAGGGTGTAACAGGTAACATATCATTAAGAAATGAATACGCTACAATAGGATATTCATTTAATGATATAGATTTTTATACTGCGGATGAGAAAACATATACATCTAAAGCTGATAATTTATATTTTGATACAAGAAAAACATACGAAAACATTGTACTAGGTGTTACATATAATAATGGTACAGAATTTTATGGGATGTACCAGCCGACTGACACACTGCAATTTTCAGCAAGAGCAATAGACGGTCACGCTGTGGCAAGAATAGGCATACAAGTAGATGAGTTTTCGCTGGGCCTAGGCTCAGGATACAGGCGCCCCACTGAATACGAGGTTGAAGGCGATGCTTGGGTTGTTCCTAATCATGGATTGAAACCTGAAGAGTCAATAGGATTGGATATTGGCTACGCTAACTTCTCAGCATTTAGATATGAATTCCAAGAAGGCATAAATTATGATTGGAACACATCACAGTTTATAAACACTGGTGAGTATACAACACAAGGTATTCGGTATAACAACAATTGGTTGACATTAGGATACACAGATTCAGACCAGCCTTATGTAGCAGAATACAGAGCAAAGTTACAATACAAGTGGGCATCTTGGACATGGACTGATCTTGGTGTGAATACTGTGGACCTAACATACAGAATAAATAACTGGTACTTTACATTGCGAGATGTATTTGATAATAACTATGAGATAATTCCTAATTATGAATTAGGAGGGAGACAATTTTATGTTGGATATAATAAGAAGCTGTAGCTATGGTGCTATGGGTGTATTGGTGCTTTGGTTGTCTTACAAAGTGTTTCTTGAAATTTGGTGTATCACATACGGATTATTCTATTAATGCACGGCATTATAATGGGTGGGTTTATTGAAACTCCTCTACATCAGGCAGTTAATTACACCTCTGTAAAAAGAGCCGCAGGTGCCCATCGTATTGCTTCCTATCTAAGAGAGCATGATTGGGACATAGAAGTATTAGACTTTATGCCTGCATGGTCCATAGAAGAGTTGAAAGAATTCTTTAAACAAAGAATACGAAAAGACACTGTTTGGATAGGTGTAAGTACAGTGTTCAGTCTACAAGCCAAAGAACATGAAATTATAGAATTTATGCATTGGCTCAAGAAAAAATATCCTGATGTTACTCTGGTAGCTGGCGGTAAAATGCTTTTGACAAGTCACATGTTGCCTGCTGACTATCATCTTGCTGGTTACGGAGAACACGCAATACTAGCACTGCTAAAAATGCTTACAGGAAATCATAGTAATATTGTGATTGAAGAATTTTACATGAATGAGAGAAAGTACAAGTTTGTAAATTGTGATAGCTCTCATCCGGCGTATCCAATGGATGACCTTCAAGTAAGATATGAAAAAAGAGATTATCTAGAACCTGGAGAGAATCTAACATTAGAACTGACTCGAGGCTGTAAGTTTAAGTGTAAATTTTGTTACTTCAATATCATAGGTTACAAGGGCAAAACTTCAAGATGCATGGATAATCTGTACGATGAGCTTTTGCGAAACTATGAAATGTGGGGTATTACTGATTATAGCTGTGCAGATGAAACTACTAATGCAGAAGCCACTGTATTACAGGGTGCTGGCAATGTAATTCAACGACTTCCCTTTGAAACAAATATTCAAGGTTATGTGAGACCTGACTTACTTGCAACAAGACCAGAAGATTGGGAACATCTAGCAAAAATAGGTTTGTGGGGACATTATTACGGCATTGAAACATTCAATCACCAGTCAGGTAAAGTGATCGGTAAAGGAATGAACCCCGATAAACTAAAACAGGGCATTCTTGATGCACAAGATTATTTTTTAAAAACTCTTGGTAAATATAGAACTACATTTAGTTATATTATTGGTTTGCCTCACGAAACAGAAGAAACATTCGATGCAGGTGTAAAGTGGATGTTTGATAATATTAAACATCCGTCTATAAATTTGTTTCCCCTACAAATGCATCATAGACTTACTGACTCAAATCTTAGAAACACTTACTCAGAATTTGAAGAGACTTGGGAAGAAGCTGGTTTGTTCAGAGAAACTACACTAGAAGCACTAGGCGCAACTAAAGATGGTTTGGGTGAACATGTGCCAGAAAGTCATAAAAACGCAATATGGAATCGTCTAACACAACCCACTTTTACAATATGGGAACACGATACTATGAACATATGGGAAGCCCATCAAATATATGCTAGATATCAAGCTAATAGAGATTTGTGGCTTGACCAGTACCCTCACATGTGGCATTTTCATACATTTCAAAATGCAGGAATGACATATGAAGACTTGCACAAATCATACAGAGAGCATGGTTCAACTGCTTTAGGTGTTGACGAATCTATTGAGAAAGTTGAAAGATATAAAAATCAAAAACTAAGTTAAAAGTCTACATTTGAGATAAATCGTAGACCAGATGCATCTTGCGGTCCAATATTTTTAGGCATAGCTACAACAACATTAACGGCTGGAGCAGGCTGCGGGGGAGCCGGTGGAGTTGAGTTGTTTACAATTATAGGGGCATTATTAGTAGCAGAAGATGCGTTTTCTGTTGCGCTCTCTACTACAGACGCATTCGTATTTCCAGAGTTTCCGACGGGCACATACTCACCTCTTGTAAGGGCGTTCTCGGCAGCAGTAGCCGTCATTGTTCCTTGTTCTAATGAGTCGGCTGACTCATTCTGCGCCGCTCGTCTTGCTTCTCGATTAGCTAGAAATTCAGTGTGCCTCCTGCCTTGTTCAACATGCATTGTATCAGGGTCAACAACCATGCCACTATCATCCATGCCAGTAGAGATTCGCTCTAGTTCAGCATTATATTCTTCTTCTGTTACTGGTTTGCCGTATAACTCATAAGATCGGTTATTCTTTGTTGGTTCAGTACCAGCATCTAATCTGGCATCGGCTTCTTCTCTTGTCTCGCCTGTGAGTGCTTTGCGAATGCCTGCCATGGAATCAGTAGGTGATGTAGGTGAATTAATCTCTTCTCCCTGATCTGATAATTCCGCTAATCTAGCCTTTACCATATTCATGTCTTCATCGCTGAGATCATCGTCTGCAATGATTGCTTGAAGCTGTGCCGTGTCTGTTGTCTGTGCTAGAATCTCAGGATCAATTTCACTGTTACCTATCATGTCTTTGTCATATAGTCCGCTTTCTTCTGCGGCTTCTAATGCGGCTTCACCTGATGTTGTTGTTGCTAAATCACCGGCTGTCTCACCAAGTGCTGATCCAGCAAAGTATCCTCCTATACCACCCACTACTGATCCTACAAGTCCGCCAACTACTGTACCTACTAAAGGTACTGCTGATCCTATTGTGGCACCTATTGCGGCACCTTTAGCCGCGCCCGCAAGTCCTCCAACAAAACCACCAGCAGCCTTTGTTACTGCGGTAGTTTTTCCTGCTGTTTCATCTTGCTCTGTAAATGCTTGACCAGTCTCTTCGTTAATCGCTCCAGACTCTACTAACTGGTCAGCTTCTTGATAACCTTGATATCCTTCATACACTGCCATTCCAGCGGCTAATGGTCCAGACGCTCTACCCAGGGTACGGGCTGTACCACGCAAAAGACTTGATCCTGTTGACTTTGCTGTTTGTGTTGCCGTTTGCCCAAGTGTAGATGTAGGTGTTGCTCTTGCTACTTGACTAGCAGACGAAGCAGGTACACTACCAGGTCTTGCATTTACAGGTCTAGACGCTCTTTGTTGTCTTAACTCTTTAGCTCTAGTATCTCTTGCGGCTTGCTCTTGTGGTGTTCTTTGATTTCTTGGTGTTCTAGTATTTCTTGGTGTTGTTCTTGGCGTTCTTAAGGGTGGGTTTGGTCCCCCACCACCGCCGCCCCCCGAACCCATTCGAGCAAGCATTGTCTCCATGAGTTTGATAATCGTTTTGCCTTGATTAACACGATCTTCTCCTTGTTTAGCCATTTCTTCAACAAAGACATTCTGGTCTTCGATAAGAGCAACTAATTTTCCTCTTTCCTTGACAAGGAGACTAACTGGTCTGTCAGGATCAGTATACTCCTCTTCCTGCATCTCTTTTATTGCATTAACATTATCGTTTATTTCTGTGACTACTTCAGGAATTGTTACTGCATCTTCTTTTGTTTCAGAGACAGGCGTGTTTTCTTTTGCATACTCTCTAGCAACATCTCTTTGCTCGTCTGTACTAAAGACCTTACCCATGAAACTGTCTGCACCGAAAACATTAGCGGCAGAAAAGCCTTCTTTCATTATGTTTCCGAATCCCTCAGTTTCCCTTCTTACACCTAAAGAGTCTTTAATACTTCCGATCGATTCATTTACAAATCTATCTTTGACTGTATCACCTAATTTGTTCTTCTGTTCTTCTGTGGGGTCCAACACTTTACCCGGCATGCTGTCTTGACCAAAAACATTTGAGGCAGAGAATCCCTCAGACACTATATTTTTAGCACCTGTTGTTTTTTTATCTACGCCCAGGGAATCTTTGAGTTTGTCGGCTACGACTTGTCCTATCTCTTTCCCTTGCTCTCTTGCCTTTTGTTTTTCTTCGGGTGTCATCTTTGTTTAGCCTTATCTGCTTTTTTCTTTAAGTGTTCTATTAGCATAGCTATGTAAACTTGCCTCTCCCACGGCAACCAATTTTCAATTTCACTTAGAGAGTATTTATGTTCTTGCATTAATAAGAAATTGGTCTTAAAAAAATTCTCTAGTGAATCATGGGAGAGGTTTAGACGAAAAAATTTTGGTAACCATTAAAATCAATGTAGTTTGGTCTTCCACAACTCCCACAAGTAAAATTAATTTCATGTGCTAGAACAGGCATTGTCTCAAAGAATTTTTTAAATTTTCCAAACTGTTCTAGTGACAAACTCTCTAGCCAATCTTGCTTCTCTTGGTCAGATGATTCATATGCATTAAAAATCTCATCTCCTTGATACACTACATGCAGACACTTAGACATAATTTTATACATTTCATCTGTGCTAGTGCTTTTAAACAACTCCTGTACTTCAAATGCGCTAGGATATTCCATATCTACAAAAATATCATCACTTATTTTTATCTTCTTAGAATGCTCAGGGTTCTCTGATACTTCTAAATCTTTTAAATCAATTTTATGATTGTGTGGTGTATCACAGCCACCACACTTCAAAGTTAATTCGATGGTGCTTGCTACTGATTGCGCTCTCAAATCTAAAAAAATCTTTTGTAGTGCAAAAAGTGGAAGTTTTTCTCCATCAATCTTTCCAAAAGAGCAGTTGGTTACAATTTGCTGTGTTGCACGAATCATGTCTTGCTCTTCACCCGATTCGTTTGCCATTATCAACAGTTTTTCCTCTTTTACCAAGAAAGGTCTGAATTTTTCTTTTCCCTTAGTATGAGGTAAATCAATTTCAAATGTTGGGGTTTCAATTATGGGTAGTGCCATTATATTCTCCAATAATAATTATACTGTTATTGATATTGCGGGTGATGAAATGTTGTTTGTTACTCCCAATGCACCCGGTTGCCAGAGTTTGTACGCTAATGAAATTGAAACTCTGGCAATAGATTCATTTCCCTGAGAGACAGGTGTTAGTGATATGTTTCTAGGAACTGCCTCAATCAGAGTCCAAGATTTCTCTATTTGATCTTTTCTATTCAATGTATGTACTATGACAGATCCAATATACTGCTCATAAAAACCAACTTCTTTGCTGGTTGGATCTGCGGCGGTAAACATCCAGTCTTCAAAATACTGCCTAACATTCCACTTAGTGTCACAATAAAAAGTAAATGTCGCATTGTCTCCAAAAAATTCTACTCCATGTACTCTAGGTTCTACCCAGTTTCCTATTTTGATAGGGGAATAGGGCACAAGCAATCCAGGTATGGCTGCATCTTCACACAATATAGAAATGGTTTGTCCTAATGTACCTGAAGAAACAGGCGAAAAAAATTCAACTTCAAAGCGATTACTTCTAGCTAAATCGTTTTTTCTAATTTCGCTTATAAAATTTTCTAGATTGCTCATAGAGAAGCCCTTGATTTATTGAATACTCTTTGTTTAGTAAGCCCTTCAAATTGCTCGACCGGAAGCATCGCGGCGATATTCCAATCTTCGGGATTTATTTTTAACACTCTCGATTTTATGTGAGAGAACAAGTATCTTTTTACTGTAGGTTTCACTCCAGGAAAACGAGAAGCGGATTGCAGTATATTCCAACTCAAACTTAATTCCGTGTCACTGTCAATTGTCGTAGTGGTTTTAGTTTTCATTAACGCTTCTAGTAATTGAAATCTTAATCCATAAGGAAGATAGTGCAAATTCAATCCTCTAAAACCACCAGGTGCGGTGTCATAAGGTAAAACTAAGGGAAATTTATCATAGTAAGGTAATCTATCTTTTGTTTTAGGATCATACAAGTAAAGATACATGCTACCTATTTCAGGTCTGCCTACCATGCGACCCAATCCTGAACGCATAATACTTCCGGGTGTGTCAAATTGATTGGAGAGGGCGTTTATCTGCCTTCTATACCAATCTGCAGGTCTTGGTTGTGTTAGAGCCTTAGCTCTGATGTCTTGTAAAGTAGCCATGTGACTATTTATACGAGATGCCCAGTTCCTTTTCTGTGATTATCTTAAATTCCCACCCCCTATCAATGCAATATTCTTTAGCACTTTGCCACTTTGCTAGATTCACTCCCCATTGCTTCACTTCACTGATAAATCGCTTTGTTTTTCTTTTAGGTATCTTGGGTTCCTGAGTAAATCTTTCGGGTTTTATTTCAATCAAATACTTCTTGTCTTTTACTTTTATGTAAAAGTCTGGGAAATATCTATGCACTCTGTTGTCAATAGGAGAACGATAAGGTATGATAATTTCTTCAGAACCCCACTCTACAACATCTTCATTCATATCGCACCAATTCATGAATTTTAACTCATATCCAGAGCGATAAATAATGTTTGTGGGGTTCCCTTTGTATTTGTGAAGATTTTTAGGTTTAAATCTTCCTTGATGTAATTCTTTGTTATAAGGCATATAAATAGTCTAATCAAATATATTCTAATAAGGTATTTATTCTAATGGCAGATGACAATTTCGTACCCGCGGGGGCAAGGCGAAGAGCGCAACGAGAGCGACAAAGGTCTACCCTTGTACCTCCTACTGACAATACGAATACAGTACAGGAGGAAGATTTACAGTCCTCGGCAGATTCTGCTGTAGTTGAAAGAAATCCTAGCAGAGACAATCAAACAGCACAAGAAATAATTGAAAATGACGATTATAAAAGAGGTGGAGCAAAAATATATAGATACCCTCTCAATGTAGAACAATATGAACAACCGCACTCAGTTACCTTCAGAATAAAAGTTAGAGAAAAATCAAAAGCCGGTCAAAGGTATGTTTCAGAAAATAGCAATGTTCAATATGATGAAAGTAATAAAAATCGTTTAAACGATGAGGAGCTTAAAAATTTGACCGGGGCGGCTGCCGCATTGGGTGGCGCTACGGCTGGCGGTATTATTGCAAGAAAAGCAACTGCGGGCGGCAACAATTCTGTAGCAAGTGGTATTATTACAACCGGGGGGACTGTAGCTGGGGGTCTTGGTGGTTATTTTGCCGGTAAAGCTGTGGGAGATGCATTTGACGGAAACAGGCTTGTAAAAACTAATTCTTTTATTACATTATATGTTCCTCAGTCTCCGCAAGTGAATTATGGAGCACAGTGGCAGGAAACAGATATAGGTGCGCTAACAAGGTTGATTGCACAAAACCCAGGGGGCGAAGGTGATATTATGGACATTTTGCAGGGTGCTGGAGAGTTTGGCGTAAGAACCTTAGCAGGACTGGCTGATTTACCAAAAGCATTGGGTATTAATGTAGACTTTAGAGGTGCAATTCAAGCAGCCAGCGGTAAGGTAGAGAATCCAAATAAAGAACAATTGTTTAAATCAATGAACTTTAGAAATTTTACTTTTGAATATAAATTTGCCCCAAGAAATCTGACAGAATTACAGACTACTTATAAAATTATCAATGAATTCAAAAAGAATATGCATCCAGAAAAAGATCCTTCAGGATTATTTTTGTTATATCCTTCAGAGTTTGATGTTGAATTTAGATATAGAAATAGCATAAATCAATGGTTACATAAAATAAAATCCTGTGCGCTTGCAGACCTGCGACTCACATTTGGTAATGGCGGAACATTTACTGCTATTAAAGGCACAGATGGCGCCCCGTCTGAAATTACAATGACTCTAGTATTTAAAGAGTTGGAAGTCCTAACAAGAGATGACATTGGTGGTGATGAAAACGGGAAAGGAGGGTTTTAATTAAATGTTTTTTAAGCAATTTCCAAAATTACTTTATCCGTTTGATGATTCAAGAGAGGTTGTAACCGACATCTTTAGAAGAGTTGCCCCGAGAGATAAATTTATTGTAAATGAATTTTATCTTGATAAGTATAGTTTACAAGCGGGTGAAAGACCTGAAGATGTTGCATATAAACTATATGGTGACCCAGAGTATCATTGGATACTTTTACTGATAAACAATATTATAGACCCTTATAATGAATGGTATTACACTGACGAACAAATTTTGCGTATGGTAGAACAAAGATATGGAGCGGGCAACGCAAATGATACACATCATTGGGCTACAACGGAAAGACCTGAAATTTGTGTAGATTATGATGCAGACTTACTAGCCAGCGGTGATATATTTGAAGTAACCCACTATGAACACGAAATAATTGAAAACGAAGCTAGACAGGAAATCAATGTTCTTCATCCTAGGTATTTGAATAATTTTGTAAGTGAATTTAAACAATTGATTAAGAGATAATAATGACAGATTTACAAAAAACTGCCGGTGACATTGTTGTTGAAGAATTATACTTAACAACTTCACAGGGTGAAGCAGTAGACCTTACAAATTTTCAATTAGAGATTTCTATCTCTGAAAGTATACACACGCCTTGTTTATTTGGATATTGCATTTTAGTAGATGCCGTAAACCTTTTAGGAAACTTGTTTACAGGTGACGAATATATTACATTGAAGTTAAGAAGTCCTTACTTAGAAGATCAAGAATCTAATGTAATACACAAAACTTTTTCGATATATTCAGTAACAGACCGGAAATTAGAAAATGACCGACAACAGTTTTATCAACTCAATTTTATGTCGATTGAAGGATTAGCAGATAGTATTACAAGAATTTCTAGAAAGTTTTCAGGCGGAACCGAAGCAATAGCATCTCAAATATTCGAGGATTATGTAAAAGATAAGCGAGTATTGCAGACTTCGGGTCAAACCGGAACTCAAGACTCACAACTTATTTTGTTTGACACACCTCACTCGACAAATAACTTTGAGTTTATTTCTACTTACTGGTCTCCTTTTAAATGTTTAAATTTCTTGGCTAAGAATTCTATCGGCACGACTTATAAAATGCCTAATGTATTATTTTATGAATCTTCTAAGAACTTTTATTTTACTTCTATTACAGCAGTAATACAAGAACAAAAAGAAGCTGGTGTTCTGTATGATGAGTACAGTTACATCCAAAATCTTGATAATATCTTTAAGGACGCTAAAGACAATAGAAGAGGTGGCAGATATACCTTCACCTCTCCTTTCTTTTCTCCTACTCAAATTACTATAAGCAATGTAGACTATCCTGCTTATTATGACCAGCTTCAAAATAGAAGCTCGGGTTATTACGGTAATACAACATTTGCGTATGATTTTGCTAATAAAGACATGTACGATATTAGATTTGACTATACTAAACAACACGAAGAAAGAAAGAAAACGATAAAGAATTTGATACCTGAGACATTCTCATCTTTTAAGCATATT